CATTTTAGCTACATTTGCACGAGCTGTTTCCAAATCGTTTTGTAGCTTTTGGACGTACAAATATCCAACGCCGCCCGTGGCTAGTATTACTAAGATTATTGCAATTTTAATAGATGAAAACATAATGTTTATCTATTAATTAACCCTTGCAATATTGAGCGTATAGTGCTTCAAATTTACCTTTTGAGCAACCGTACTTCTCATTGCATCTTTTATACATCTCGTTTTTTGCACAAGCTGCAGCATGAAGCTTTTTCATTTCACGAACGCAAGCAGCTTCGTCCATGTCATCGTCGTCTTCATCTTCATCTTCGTCTTCGTCCTCGTCATCCTCGTCTGCTTCGTCAAGGACTTCAGCTTCGGCCATAGCATTTTTGTAACGCTCTTCCAATGCTTCAATTACACGAGTTTTCATTTCTTCTTCGAAGATTTCTTTTACTTCAAGTGGGTTTTCCTGGATTGCCTCAGCAATCAATTTTTCTAAAGACATAGTCTTCTCCTTTATAAGTTTGTTTGGTCTAACTATTTATATTATCCAAACATTTTGGCTTGAGTGGCTGGACCTACAATACCATCTGCAGTTAAGCCGTTTGCTTTCTGCCATGCACGAACAGCTGCATCAGTTCCCATGCCGAAGATTCCATCAGCTGGATTAATACCGATTGCTTTTTGCATAGCGGCTACATCATCACCACTCATACGGCGACGTAATGTTCTTGCGGCTGCCTTCCGAGGAGCCGACTTTTTAGGCGCTGGCATATCACCACCAAGAATGGCCAATGCTTCTTCCCAACGACGGTTACGATCATCTAGACCGATTGTTCCGCCATTGATTGCCTTTGTAAGTTTAACATTATCTCCAGCATCGGCATGTCTTGCAAGTTTGTTTGTTGCCCAGAACCAACACGCAGATTCCATTGCACCTTCTGGCGTTGCTACATATTCAGCAGCTTCTTCAGCTGACATTCCGACGGTTTCACCAAAGGCTGCGTAGTTATTTCTGCCCGTAAGCTGTTTGATACCGCGTCCTCTAAATAACCAGCCATCGCCAGGTTCTGTGTTACCCAAGGCTCCTCGCTTTGATCTGAACTCATCCATGTAAACGTAGTTTGCGATTTTTTCTTGGTTTCTTGCATACTCTGATGCATCACGTTTTCCTTTCCCAAAATAGCGACTAAATACTGAGTTAAGAGCTTTTTCTGAATAGTTTAAGTTTTCAACCAAACGTGTAAAATCCAATGACTCATGCGCGCATTGTGCCATAAAACCGGCAATCCGATTTGGCGTATTAATTTCATATTTTTCAAACATTGGAACAGCAGCTTCGTACCAGGATTCAGGATCCTTATTCTTTGGAATCATCGCGCTAAATTGTTCTAAGGTAAGCATTAATTATCTCCTAACATATCTCTTAAACGTTTCTTTTTAGATTTATTACTTGAAGTCCATTTCTTTTGTGCAGCTTTAGAGAATGCAGAACCATCCATACCTGCAATGTTACCTCCGCCTACGTTATTAGCTGGAGCTTCTTCAGACATTCTATCCATAACCCACGCTTTGGCATTGGCTTTACCATATTCAGTAGTTTCCCATTCCCATCCGCGCTTATCCATAACCATTACTTTCCATTCGCCTTTATGGCGTTCGTTGTGATCTAAGGATTTTTCAATTTTATATCTTTTGCCGCCAACCGTTGCTTCTATTTCACCATTAACACCGGCTCTTTTCCAACGAACTTTAGATTCTACAAGGGACTCATCCATGGCATCAAGCTTTGCAGCAACTGCCATCTGACGGCGCTTTGCTTTTGATTTACCTTTAAATTGAGGAGCATCTGAGTCATAGAAATCTTTAATCCATGTACCCATGCTATCAGATTTTTTGAGTTTTTCGTCTAAATTATGGTTGACAGATTCTGAGAGGTTGATATAATAGCTATATCGCTCTTCAAATAATACTAATGCTTCATCTAGTTGCTCATCAGACATATCCTCATTGAGCATAGATTCATCAGTAAAATGCTTATATTCTTTAATCAAGAAAAGAGCAGCCGCATAAGAAGCTAGCCTAGAGCTACCACCCGGTATCTTGGCCATTAACTTCTTGATATTAGCAATCATAATATCGTATATGCCCCAAGCTTTCTTTTGAGCACGAGTAGTAAATTGCTTTCTCTTAATTAAGACTTTACCGTCTTTATCAATAATACCTTCTTTGTAAGCATCCCACTTTTCAAAGGGAGTTGCTAAACGTCGTATAAATTGATAAACTAAAAATAAGTCAACGACCATTGGTCAGATTCCTTTAAGTTTTTCTACAATAAGAGGATCCGAGCTAATATTATGTTTACTTAAAACTACATCTTCGTAACGAATTTCCAATGGCATAAAATTCAAATATTCAACGAATGGCTTTAAGTACTCGTGATACTCATGTAACTTCATGAACAACAAGTTTGTTGCCTCAGGTCCAAAAACATTATATATTACAATCAAGTGGTTTAGAATCAACCTTTCTTTTAAGTCGTTATCTTGGCGATATCGCCCAAACAATTTGCGAAGGTACTGAAACTTCTTCAGATCTTCTTCAAACTCAGATACATCCGAGCAGTTTGGGTTATCATAATGTTGTGCCGCATACAACAGAAAGGTTGATTCTGTTAATTTCATAATCTATATGCTACTTAGCTATCAGCTACAACAGTATCTTCAACCGCAGTATTACCTGTTACACCAGCGTCACCAGCATCAGATGCAGATACTTTCATTGCAACTAATGGCTCTACGATATTACGTGTACGGCCGTCTGCTGTTGTGTATGTATGGTATAAGTTCCAACCTGGTGTTTTGATACCTTTAGCTCTGTTTGATGCAACACCTGCCTCTGTCAAGTCAACAAAATATGCGTTGTCTGCATCATGCGACTTGTTAGTGTTATTTGCATCTGTTTCTAGATAGCTTGGGCGATCTGCCGCTGTATCTGTTTTTCCCCATTGTGCCATTGCTTTTCTCCTTGAGGGTTATTATTATTGTTATTTATTGCATTAACTTCTTTGCGGTAGACTTAACAGCCGCGCCAGCTTTACGGGCTTTATCAGCCGTAGCCGCACGTACTTTATCAGCTGTGCTTGGGCCTTGAGCTTGTTTTCTTGCAGCCTTAGCCGCTGCAGCTTTTTCTTTAGCTCTTTTCAGTGCGTTTGTGTCAGCAGCTTTTTTCAAGTCTTTATTAGCTTGACGATTTAAACGAGCAGTTCTACCAGTGGTTGTAACACGATCAATTGTTTGTCTCTTAATGCCACGGCCAACTGCACGAGCTACTTTACCAAGAATTTCATTTAATTCTTCTTCTGTGAGTTCGCGCCAATCAATTCCTTCGTCCATTAGAAGCTCAGCTGTTGCTTCATAGATTTCGTTACCATATTCTTCCATGATAAGATCCATATCGAAATCTTCTTCTAAATCTTCATTGCGGCGCTTTCTTGTAGCTTGATGTCCAGCAAGTGCGCCAGCTGCAGCACCAGCTGCAGGAGCAAACTTTGAAGCCGCGGCACGAGCCGCAGTCTGTCCGACCATGCCTTTACCTAAAGCTTTTGCACCTTTAGCTGCCAGAGAACCAGCTGCACCTTGGTATGCTTTACCTAGCATATGTCCGCCTAGGCCACCGATAACTGCACCAGCAATTGATTCATCAAGCTCTACTTCTTCTTTGTTCATTGCCTTAGCAATTGCTTTACGGCGTTTTAATAGATAAGCGTCGGATTCATCTTCGTCTCCGTCGTTATCAACATCACCATCTTCGGCACCAGGAGCGTCCATTCCTTCGCCGTCGTCGGTCTTTGCAGTTTTCTTAGCGTATTTTTCTTGAAGTGCCTTTAAAAATAATTCCTTAGACATTGTTTACTCCTGGTTGTCTTCTTTTTTACCTGTTAACATTTTACGTGTGGCTAATCCTGCTCCGCGATTACGACGTCTTACACGATCTGCCGCGTCTGCTCCACGGGCATCATCTCTTTCAGCTGCTTTATTATCGCCTCTAAAACGATTAGCCGCGGCCGAGTCTTTTGCTCGTTCTGCATCTCGCTTAGCTTTATTTCTATCATTGATAGCTTTATTTGCATAATCAGCTAGCTTTTCAGATGAAACTTCATCCATTTTTTTCTTTTTCTTGCGAGTTGATTTGTAACCATCTTCAACCCCAGATCCACCAGCTGCACCAATAATTCCACCAGCAATGCCACCTAGTGTACCAAATTTTTTGTAGCCAAGAGCCGCGCCGCCAGCACCGCCAACTGCTGCTCCTTTAAGACCTTCGTCTAGTTCGGCTTCTTCTGAAATATATTTTTTAAAGCTTTTCATTTTTTTCCCTAACAGGTAACTTATGTTGTTATTTATTAAATTAGCTATCTACTTTAGCACCGGCGCGCCATTGATAACAGGACCAGTATTTTGCTTTCCACTTAGGACCGGGATTGTCACATCCATGTCTGGCCCTGAAACTTTTACGTCGAGCTGGATCGTCCCGCTTGATTTCCATGTTAGGGTCACCAAAACGAACGACAACAACGTTTCCTTTATCATTTTTTACGTACACCTTAAACTTTTTACCAGGTTGCTCTGAGGTACGAATAGGATCGTTGAGTTTTACTTCACGTCCTTCGTATTCTGCTTTTTCTACAATTAGATCTTCGTATAAATGATCACCGCAGCCACAATCGGCATTCTCAATCATCTCTACTTTAACAGATTCTGTTGGTCGTATTTGCCCTCTTGGCCATTTTTTAGGAGCAATAAGAACACGTGGACCTCTAAGTTCTACTACAACGTAATCTAGTTTAGCTTCTGCGTCGTCTTCTGCATACTTTCTCTTAATATGCACAGTTTGGCCTTTACGAAATTTGCCTTCACAAAGGTCATCAATGCGGTTTTCTATAAATGTTTTAAAACTATCCACCGAACTCGTGCCCCGCTACTCTACGCATTTGTTTATTAAACTCTTGCTGTGATGGCTTTTCTTTATAGAGTTTAATTGTAAGGTGTGCTTTGTCCTTACCTTTAATGCGCCAGTTAAAGCCTTTTTCTTTATGCTCAGGCTTCGTAGTTTTTACAACACGGCGTTTATAACCAGCTTCCCAAGTTTCAGAACCTTCGGTAATTTGGTTTCCACAGCAGTCACAAGTTTTGCCCACTTCAGCGTCAGAATGATCTCCACCGCAGTGCTCACAATCTGGGCCACAGCCGCAGTTTGCTTCGCGAAGTTCGTTTAGATATTTTTTAAAGCTAATCATTGTTTAACCTTTTTTATTGTGGTGCATGTTTAAAAGCCAGTGAGCTAAATCTTTAGCACCTTTACTTGACTTTTCGTCTGAACGAATTTTTTTTAATTCTGATTA